GAAGCACGTATTCAAGAATCGATGGCTACGTGTTTACGTGGTAAGCGCCAGGCGGAGAGACAGTATTCAGAAAGTGTATCTTATAAATGTTATACTGGTTCAGCAGAACTTGAGACAAATATTGATGGCTCAAAGTCAATTAAAAAGTTAATATTAGAATAATGAAAAAAAATTGTAATAAATGTAAAAAAGAATTTGAAGCTAAAGAAGAGTTAGATTTATTCTGTAGCGATGAATGTAAACAAGAAGCATTGGCTGATTTAGATAGCGATAGTGATGAATGCTTATCGTGTCAATAAAAAGAACCCATTTGCCAAGGCTTTAAAATCCTTTACACAAAGAATAGTACCTGATAAAAAAAAATATGACCGTAAAAAAAACAAAAAGCCCATTTCCATTTCAGACTGAAGTAGTAACAGGTACATGTGATGCATGTAAATTACATACTCTGTTAGTTGGAATTGATGGTACATTTTTTCGTTGCATAAGTTGTGGAGAAGATCTTGAACAAAAAGTAAATGGTGTTATCAAATATTTAAAAGTTGATAAACACACAGATCTCGAAGCTAATGGCAAAGAAGTTTAAAGATTTTGTAGGACACGAAGCTACATTTCATAAGACATCGATTGGACGTACTCCAAGTAAATGTAAAATGAATAAATCAAAACGTCGTTCGTGGAAGAAGTATCGCGGCCAGGGAAAATAATGAAATTTTTATTAACGGTTTATATTTGCTCTGCAATGAGTGGAGAGTGCTACACTAACAAAGATTATCCAAAACTATTTCCAGATCATCACGATTGCATAAGAGCAGGACTATCTGAGTCTTACGAGATTATATATGCAGAAGGTAATTTTACTAAAGATGAAATAAACAACACACAGTTGTATCCTAAATTTACTTGTATTCCTAAAAAAGACGAAGGCAAAGTAGTTACTTAGAATGATTCTAAATTGTTCACCGTGAGTACTGAGACTCACGGCAAACAAAAGGTGTGAGAAGAGAACACCAGAATACATTAAAAAAATAATCCTTGCAATACTTATTTTAATGTTGTAGTTTCCCATATATTAATACAAACAAAGGAAGAGAAAATGGCTGATCCAGCAAAGTTTAAGTCCGTATCGGTATCGATAGCGACTTATAAAATATTAAGATATCTCGGCGAAGGTAAGATAACAGACGCTGATTTAACAGTAAGTAAAACAATAGAAAGTCTTGCTAAGAAAGAGGGTAAGAAACATGGATACAAGAACGGAAAAGCGTAAAACTATTTGCCCACAATGTAAGGGCAATGGCTATGTAAGGATTCTTGTAGAAGAAGGTAGAGAAGAACTCATAGCAGATTGTAATAAGTGTGATAACCAAGGAGAGTTAAATGACTGAGTTAAAAGAAGAGCATTTTGAAGTTATAGATGCTAATAGAGACAGAGAACATCAAAAGAGTAAATATAAACCATTACCATACGATATGTTTGTTGAAGAAAGTATGATTAATGGCCAAGGTTTATTCGCGTCAACAGATATACCTAAAGGAACAGACCTGGGTGTATCTCATATATCAATAGAAATAGATAAGATGAGTCCACCAGAATTAATAAGAACACCATTAGGTGGATTTATTAATCATCAAGCTATTGAAAAAAAACTAATTGATAATGAATTAGTAGAAGTTTCTGGTCCTAACTGTGAAAAAATTAAACACAGACCAAAGGGCAATAAGACAGAATGGAATCTTATAACTAGGAAGGATATTAAAGCAGGTGAAGAGTTAACTCTTCATTATACTTTTTATAAACCTGAATGACCGACTATAAGAAATTAGTTGATAAATATGAACAATGCACAAAAGAAGAACTTGTTGAGAAGTTAACTTTAAAGACTGCAGAGTTATTAACCTGCGAGAAAGAAGTTGATCGACTCAACGAGTATGTGCAGATAATGGAGTTAGAACGTGACGCAAAACAAAAAACCTAAATGGGATGGTAAGTCTAGAGTGTCTAATGATTTATATCGTAAAAACTTTGAAGAAATTTTTGGTAAAGGTATAATAAATACCGAGACTACACTTGGAGATCTAAAAGAAGTTTTACAAGAGCAAGATGAGCTCAAAGAAAGCTACAAACAATCATTACAAAATAAAAAAGAAAGACAAAAGAATGAGTCTTAGACGTAAGTATGTTAATGGTGCTTTACAATTTAAAACTTGTAAAGTTTGTAAGAAAACATACCCAAGAGACGAAGAACATTTTTATAGATCTAAACATCCAAGTATAAAAGATTCTTGGAAATATTGTCCTAATTGTATTCCATGTGAGAATGAAAGAAGTAGAGTATATAAATTAAAAGACTCAGCATCAGGTAGACGTAGAAAAAGACACGCAGAATATTTAGCAACAGACAATGGATACTTTAGAGAGCTGTGGCAATCAGTTAAAAAATCTAAACATGGTTGTTTGTTTAAAAGTTTTGAAGAATTTTTTAAGTGTTGGACAGACCAAAAAAAATTATATGGTACTAGGTGTCCTTATCTTGGAATTGAAATGACTAAAATAAAAGGTTTAAATACAGGAGGTAAAAGAAGAGTAGCAACAGATACCAATATATCTAAAGATAGAATTTTATCTAATCTTCCTTATGGTAAAGATAATCTTATGTTTATATCTTGGAAAGCTAATAATGAAAAAGGTAATATCACTCCATACATAGCACGTAAGTATTTAAACTTTGTAAATCAAAACTCACTGTTAAAACATTTGTCTAAAATAGATAAGAATAATTTAGTAGGTGATAAAGATAAATGGTTTGAATGGATAGAAGTTAAAAAGAAATTAACTAAAGCTATAAAAGAAGTAAATCCTGCTGCTAAAGACGTAGATGGTGAGTCTTTTTTAAGTAAAGAATTAGTAAAACTTAGAGAAAGTATTGGACGAGAGGCTATGAACGATTTAATAAGAGTGTCGTGGGATTCTGCGATACAAAAAAAACTAAAGGAAGAAAATGAAACATAATAATTGTTATATATACCCAAAGACTGTACGTGAAGCAATCGATGGAGTCCGTCATTATGATACCGGTAAAGAAAAATTACCGAGTGTGACAACGATATTATCTGCTACACAATCCGAGGAGAAGAAAAAATCATTAGCGGATTGGGCGACGCGGATCGGTGAAGAAGCTGCAGAGAAAATAAAAAATGAAGCAGCTGCAAGAGGTACAGCAATGCACAAAATCTTAGAAAAATATGTCCTGGAGGAGGGTTATTTAGATTTGACCCAAGTTGGACAGAATGCTCACAACATGGCTATTAGAGTTATAGAACAAGGATTATGTAATGTTTCAGAATATTACGGCATAGAATGTACCCTATTTTACCCAGGCCTATACGCAGGCCAGACTGACATGGTTGGATTACACAAAGGTGATCCAGCAATAATAGATTTTAAACAAACTAACAAACCTAAAAAAGAAGAATGGATAACAGATTATAAACTTCAACTCGCGGCTTATGCTATGGCCCATAACTATATGCACAAAACAAATATAACCAAAGGTGTGATTATGATGTGTAGTAAAGATAACTACTATCAAGAATTTGTGGTTGAAGGTGATGAGTTTAAGAAGTATCAACATCAATGGTTAGGAAAGGTGAGTAAATACTATGAGCAGAGAACAAGAAAAACAAGTGATGATGAGAAGGATGAACAATCTAGCTAACGCAGCCAACAAAGCAGCAGACAAAGGTATAAAACAAATCTTTACTGATAAGTGGTATGCTTTAGTTAAACTCTATGGACAAAAAATACAAAGAGAAGAAACTTTTAAAGAAAATGTAAAGGCGAATGAAAGACTCAACGACTAAAATATACATAGGATATGATAGCAGACATCCGATAGCATCGGAGGTGTGTGAGTATTCTTTGCGTAAACATTCTAAAGATTTAGATATAGAACATCTTAAGTTATCTGAAGTAGATAAAAATTTATATTGGCGAGAATACAAAAACCAATCTACTGAGTTTACTTATACAAGATTCTTAGTACCCTACCTACAAGACTACGAGGGTTGGGCTTTGTTTTGTGATAATGATTTTTTATTTTTAGATGATGTAAAAAAAATTTTTGATATGCGTGATGACAAGTACGCGTTGATGTGTTGTCAACACGACTACTATCCGGAAACTATTGTTAAGATGGTAAATAAAAAACAAACTATGTATAAAAGAAAATGTTGGAGCTCTTTGATGTTAATTAACTGCGGTCATGAGAGTGTAAAAAAGCTTGATTTATCAACGGTTTCCGAACAATCGGGTAAATATCTACATCAGTTTAAATGGTTAAAAGATGAAGAGATTGGGTCCATACCGAGGCACTGGAATTGGTTGGTGAATTGGTATAAAGAGTCCGATGAAGATAAGCCCAGCGCTTTACACTTCACTGAAGGAGGGCCGTGGATCGTTGAGAGCGAGTATAAAAATTTATGGTTAGATTATAAAAAACAAAAGGAGAACCTAAGATGAGCATGCGTGTAAGAGAACTCCAAGAGTATCTTGGTAAGTTTACAAGAAATCAAAAAGGGACAGCCATATCTGATTGTCCTATATACATAGAAACCCAAGATGGACACTTGGAAGAAATTAGAAGAATAGAAGTACAAGAGAATCAAATTATTGGTGCACCAGAACCAGCAAGGGTAGTGTTTAAAACAGAGAATATCAGGCGTTGGAGATCACCTACCTATAAACAGAGTTAACTTATCCCAAGGGATGGGGGTGAAAGCGAGAGTGGAAGCCCCCTACATTATAATCATTCTAAACTAATTATGGCAATAACAAGACAACTGCAGTTTTATGCGGGTTTTTGGTCTGTGCCATACATAAGTAGAATTCTAGGGGTATAAGTTTTTTTTTCTATCAAAAAAAAGTCGGTGGCACAGTGGCACAAAGGGTGTTTTTGGCTTATTAGTGTTGGTATTGTTGACTAATAGCTGTGCCATTGCTCTGTTTTCCAGTGGCACACCGTGGCACAAATGTTCATTATACGCCATTTCTATGTACTTGGGGCAGAAAAATATTTTTGTTTTCAAAAAAAATAAATTTGCCTAAAAATTTCTCTTATAGTAAAAAATCTTATGCCAAAATCTAGGAAGAAATCCAAGTACAGACATGTTGTAATTAAGAATAAGAAATACTATTTCTATTCTATTACCTGGGTTGACATCACGGGAGATTCTGGGCACGCTACGGCCGAAGACTTTGGTAAGTTTAAACCTAGTGTAATGGTTACTCAGGCATATCTTTTTAATAAGGACAAAAAGAATATTAGAACCTTTGCATCTTATGAAGAAGGTGATGAGTTATTTTCTGATAGAAATGTTTTTCCAAAAGGTTGTATAATCAAAATGGAAAAAATAAATATATGAAAGTATTAAGAGCTAACAATCCTAAACCAGGAACTACACCTATTGTTGTAGCACTATCTGATTTATCTAATGCTAAGTTGAGAGATAACTTTAATTATGATACCATGGATGGAACTATGCAAAGATATAAAACTTATTTAAAAGATTCATTTGACAAATATGGTATAAATGATCCAATACATATTACAAAAGTAAATAATGGTAAATGCAAACCTTACATCAAAGTACCTAAAGGTGGCAATAGATGTCACTGGGCTAAAGCTAATGGCTATACACATATAGAAGCTTACGAAGTATGAAAAAGAATCCAACACTAATTAAAAACATGCCTCATGTTAAACTTAATGAAATACCTCCACTTAAAGGACCAGATCCACAAGGAATTAAAACACCTCTTAAACCTAAAAGATTTAAAACTATCCTTACTGTTTCAAAGCCAAAGATTTAATTTATTGTTTCTGTACTTTCTGGTAATTCAGTTGGTTCTTCTGTTATGTCTGTTGCTGTACCTTCTATAATATCTTTGTGATCTTTTAAGATATCTTTCATTCTAGATTCTAGCTCTTGCTCTGATAGGTTATCTATATTGCCAGTCATAATTAATTTTTGATCTACATACAATCCGCCGGCCTTACCTCTCGCTACTTCTGCATTAGTTGCTGCACTCCAAGCACCCTTGGCTCTAGCGTCATCTCTAATTTTTGCAAGCTCAGTAATGTGTCTCTCAAATGAGATTCCGTATTTCTCCTGGACCTCAGCTCTTAACTCACCTATATATCTAACTACTAATGGAGATTTTTTTGGATTCCTTAACTCTGATGCAGCTTGTCTGGGACGCGTTTTGTACCCTGCTTGATATGCTGCTTCAGATGCTGACATTCTGCCTTCGTTATATACTAATAACTCTGCAAACTTTATTTGTCGTTCTGTTAATTTGGCTGGTACTCCCATAACTTGACTTATATCGTAAGTTAACGTACAAGTCAATCAGATGAGAATCATTCTAATATGCTTATTTATATTAGTTTCAGGGTGTGCAAGAGATTTTGATTTGAACCCTTGGACTACAGTTTTAAAACAAATACACAAGGCTTCGTACGATGAAAAAAGAGTCAGACCTCTGGAAACTTTTAAAGAAAAATACACCCGAAATTAGGTGGACAAGACTAGAGTCTTGGTCATCATTTGGTACACCGGATCTGTTGGGATACCACGATTCTTGTGGGTTTTTTATGTGTGAGCTGAAGTTAGTACACGACAAAAAAATACACTTTTCACCCCACCAAATATTGTTTCATTCCACTATGACAAAACGTAATTTCATATTGGTTGGACAAAGCCAGGAAGGCTCTCCTCGATCCGTAAAACTTTATGGATCATCCTCGATCCTCGGCTTGCTAGCCGATCACCGCGAAGTGCCACCGCTGGCCGCGGATGACTGGGGTCACATCAACGCTTGCTTGCTCGCGAACCGCTCGTAACCTTTCTCTGCTTGTTGCTCGTGGGCCCACCCGCCCGCCTGTTCGCTTGCTCGCTCGCCTGCTCGCTCGCTCGCTTGCGCTCGTGCTCTAATCTAATTTTATTTAATTCTGCGTAGTACTTCGGGTGTTTGAATTCCATGGCTAGTGCTTGCCATAACTTACATTTGAAATTGATCGGTCCCAGCAAGCCCGGCAGCTGCCGCAGCTGTTATTTTGTTTGGGAGCCGGACAGGACGCCTGGCCCTGCCCGCTTGTCACGGTAGAGGTCCACGGCCAGAAAGTAACTGGCGCCTGGTCTACCATGTGAGAAGACATTCTAATTATTAAATTTTTTGGAACTGTAGCCGGGTCAATATCTTTTAAGAATTGAGCCTCGCGCGTTGGCATCCAGTGTTCAGTCTCTGGTGTTAACTCGCACACTCTAAAAATTTTTTGAAGATGGACAGCGTCCTGGATATCTCCGGCGTCGTGCCATCTAAAATATTTTTGCCTGATGATCTGCGCAACCATGGCCGCGATCCAGCGCTGGTCCTTCAACGCTTCGAGTCTTACATATTGCGCAGCTTTAATTGCTTTGTATCTTGTGTAATTTCCTTTTAATGCATAACAGGAAGCGCAAACGCTGCCAGGAATTTTTCTTAACTTGCTCCCGGTCTTACACTCCCAGGCCGGCAGGCTGTAACTTAGGCCTGGCATTTTGCTTGTACGTGTTAAGCTGCCGGTGATTTGTTTTGCTTCTTTTACTTTCATACTTCTCACTCCTTTTTAATACTCTTATAATATCCCATAACAATTGTCAAGCTTGAAAACTCTGGGCCCACCCGCCCGCCTGCTCGCTCGCTAACTAATTCCAGGTCCAGCAGTTGCCCCGCGGGAGCTTATCCGGCACGTAGCTACTGGACCAGGAATTAGCCGGGATTATATCCCGGCTGGCTCTTCGTATTCATCTAACACCGGCCCGCAATCCTGACAACTATAACCATCAGAACTCCACCAGTCCGGCTTTGTCTCTTGCTCACAAACTGGACAGGTCCAGTCGTTAGTTTTTTCCTTTTTCATCTGCCCCCTCTGTCATTTGATATCTTGCTAAAATTTTTTCTAACTTTAAAATTTTAACGGCCATTAAGTTTTGATTGTCTTGCATTTGATTTAAAAACTCTGCAAGTTTATTTAAACCCTCTGCATTCTTATTGATCATGTCTAAACTTTTTAGACTGACTTCTTGTAGTTGTTTAATCATATCTTCTACTCCTTTTTATTAATAAATATTAATAACATATAATCCCATAACTTGTCAAATAAATAATTAATTTTTATTCAACCTATGCTTGTGGACCATGGGCCCACCCTCCCTAAAAATAAATAAATAAAAGATTTGACAGCTTTTATTTATTATGTTAGATTATCCCATAACTTAAACAAGGAGTGAGAATGAGTAAAACAATGACCAAATATCAACTTGACCATTTTAGGGACAAGGTGAAGAGGCAGTTTAACCCAATGATTGATGAACAGGAATTATTGGTTAAACAATTTAAGACCGAAGCAACTGACAAAGCTGTATCAAAGCTGTCTAAAAAAATTGGCGCAGATACAATTATTGACAAGTTTGCTAAAGCAGAAAAAATGTTAGAAGATGCGAGAGCAACTGCAAAAACATTTTTTGAAAAAAAGAAACCAAAAGATCAAGAGCTTCATTATAAGTTTAGAGAACGAGGCAGATATTCAGATGATTTAACTTTGTCTGATTGTCAAGATCAACTGCGAGAGTGGGCTTCCGAACTTGCACAGCGTGAGATTGAGAGAAGACCAGAAGGAATGAAACTAAAACAACTTAAAGACTTAAAGACTAAAGCTCTTGACGTTGTTATGGAAAGTGGAACCCCTGATACTCTTGCAATAGCTTTAAATGAAGTATCTAAAAAGATTGGCTTAACTTGGAATACTGACGTTCAGGCACTTCCAAACTTTAAACAGGCCAGTTAAATTAATGCTTGACACTATGGGACAATCTATGTTAGATTGTCCCATAACAAAGGAGTGAGAATGATTGATAAACTAAACATAGGCCAGAAGTTTATAATTACTTACAGGCCAAATACCCACAATGGTGAAGCTAGACCGAAGCTAAAGAATGGCAAGGATACTAGACAAATAACGAGACGCGCGCAGTGGAATGAGAAGTGTATCGTTAAAAGGGATCAAGATAATAACATAAGATATATAACTTATTATGATCTTGACCAGCTTGGATATAGATGCGCGGTTGGTAAAGTATGGATAACAAGTGAGGTCGCGTAATGGCGGAGTGTAAGAAATACTTTAGACAGAAAAAAGGTCAATGGATCTGGATCTGGGATAATGAAACCAGACGTAATAAAAAGATATGTTTACAAGATTTACTTGACCGAGTTAATCACGTCTTAAGGAATGAGAATAAAATATACTTTGCAACTACTTACGATCGCGACATACATAAACAGGATTATATGAATTAATACTTGACACACAACATATAGGGTATGAGATAATCCCATACCCTATGTAATAACTGCATAGCTCGAGAACCTTGGGCCCACCCACCCATGCTCGTACTCTCTGGGCCCACCCTCCCTAAGCCGAGGGGTCCCAGACCATCTGACTTTAACTATAAAAACAAACACCCCATCACCCCTTTTCTGGGGGTGTAGCAAATAATTTACTCTATACTGTTGGTTTTAGACAAAGACATGCTATAAAATAGAAATGAGAATAAAAAGGTGTTAAAAAATATTACAAAAAAATATTACAAAAATTTTTTATGGATGAAGATAAGTTAAATAGATTACCCCCTGACGTCAAAAAACAATTTCTTAAACTTGCATTAAAGTTATCTGAGAAAAAAACCAAATCAAAAGTGCATGAAGATTTTCTTTCTTTTGTAAAACATGTATGGCCAGAGTTTATTGAAGGTAAACATCATAAAGAAATTGCGGAAAAATTTAACCAACTGGCAAATGGCAAAATAAAAAGACTAATTATTAATATGCCACCTAGGCATACTAAGTCAGAATTTGCGTCTTACCTCTTACCCTCTTGGATGGTCGGACGTAAACCTGATCTAAAGATAATCCAAACAACCCACACAACAGAACTCGCGATCCGCTTTGGTCGTAAAGCTAAAACATTAATGGACTCCCCGGAGTACAAACAAGTATTCGATACCAGACTCAGAGAAGATTCGCAAGCCGCGGGTAAATGGGAAACTGAGCAAGGTGGTGAATACTACGCAGCGGGTGTTGGCTCGGCGATAACGGGCCGTGGAGCGGATCTACTTATAATCGATGATCCACATTCTGAGCAAGACGCACTCAATATGACTGCAATGGAAAGAGCTTATGAATGGTATACATCAGGACCTCGACAACGTTTACAACCAGGTGGAGCAATTGTTGTCGTTATGACTAGATGGAATATGAAAGATCTAACAGGGATGTTATTAAAATCACAAAAAGA